CATATAAACGAAATTACATCAATTAATCGAAACGTATCATCTCCACAGTTGGAACTTTTACATATCTTATGCCCTCGACTATCTTAGTTTTACCCCACTTAAAGTGTCTTCTTGCCTTTATTCTAAGCATTTCAGCTCGTATAAAGTAGATTCTGTCTTTAAGGTCAAAGTTGATAGCAAAGAACTCTACTCTTGTGTCAGCTATGCCACTAGGTTTACCATTATTCTCATATTCAAGCCACATATATTTTTGCTTTAAGGCTTTTGGCTGTTGGATAACGAGGATTTTTGTGTTCCTAGCAAACAATAACAATGCCTGGTAAGTGCCATCTTTAGCCTTAGCTTGTTCTATGTCGAACTTACGAGTATTCTTATAGTTCCTATTTAAGTCCACTTCTCTTAGGTAATTTTAGTTTCTTAGCATAGTAGTAAAGTGTTTTTGTTCCTACACCAATACCAACTGCTATATCGTTTAAGTCATGAAATCTAGCAGTATCATACCATGCTCTAGTTATAATACGTTGCTTCATGTTTTCAATGTTAAGGTCTTCACCTTCTACTACTTCTACCTCGATAAATTTTTGCTTCATAGTTTATAGTTTATAGTCTTCAAATGTGGTTGTTTCACCAATAAATCTAATAGGAATGTTACCAGTCTTACCATGTCTGTTTTTTTCTACCTTAACGATAACTAGGTCGTCAGGATGGTATTCCTTACCACCAATCTCTACAGGCTCTTTCATTTCGTAGTAAGATGGTCGCATAAGCATAATAACAATGTCAGCGTCTTGCTCAATACTACCTGATTCTCTAAGATCAGACAACATTGGTAGCTTATCAGCTCTTTCTTCTACCTTTCTAGATAACTGTGATAATGCAATAATAGGCACTTCCAACTCTTTGGCTAAGGCTTTAAGGCTTCTGCTTATTAAACTTACTTCCTGCTCTCGGTTTTGGTTTGATTTGCCTTGTCCACTCATTAGCTGAAGATAGTCTAGGAATATTACCTTAATACCATACTTCTGCTTTAGAATAGTAGCCTTAGCTCTGAGTTGTGAGATACTGATTCCTCCAGTATCTTCTATGTAGATGGGTGCTGTGATTATCTTGTCATCGGTCTTTAAAAGTAGCTTTCTTTCGTAGTCATTCAAATTATTTGTTCTAAGGCGTTTTAAGGGCACTTGACTCGTTATTGACTCTAACCTTTCAACAAGCTGTTCGGAGCTCATTTCGAGGCTAAAAATAGCCGTAGGAACGTTATTTAGGATAGCTAAGTGGTAAACACTTGAAAGCATCATTGCCGTCTTACCTGCACCAGGTCTAGCAGCTATAATACATAAGTCAGGTTTACACCATCCTGCTATGGTTTGGTTTAGCTCTTGGAATCCTGTATTAAATCCTAAAAGTTCGCCATTACTTGCTAAATCCCTAGCAAAGTTGATAGCCATAACCACGTCAGTTATGCTTTTTTCATAGATATTGCCATATTCTTGGATGGATAATAGTTGACTATTAAGGTCAGATAATAGGTCTAAAGATTGACTATCGTTATCTAAGCATTGATTCTCAGCAATTCTAAGCACTTTGTAAGCTTCACGCTTCTTATACATCTCAATAACAATCTCAATATGCGTATTGATATGAGCTGTTGTAGTTACATTATCAGTTAACTTAGATAGGTAGTAAGCACCACCTTCTCGTATTATGTCCTTATCTTGGGAAAGTTTTTGAGCTACAGTAGTAAGATCTATAGATATGTTACTATCGTACATTTCCTTAATAGCGTTAAAGATTTTTTGGTGCTTTAAATCGTAGAATATGTCAGTTTTTAGATGTCCTATAACCAATGGGATAGTCCTCTTGTCTAAAAGCAATGCACCAAGTATGTTAGATTCAATATCTAAGGCTTTTGGTAGGTTTATAGCTATCATTTAAGTTTTATTTGTGTAGTTATTTTGTTTGTAGGTACGTTAGTAGTATTAAATTTGGAACTATTTCTTTTCCAAGTTCTTACCGTAGCCTTCCAATCTTTCATAATTCCAGAGTTAAGTTTCCATCCTCTAGCTTCGTAGTGATCACAGAAATATTCACCATCTAAAACAAAGTCTATTTCTTTAGCATAACTACTAACCTCTAAAGGATTAGGCTTTATAAATGTCTTATTATTGTTAATTGTATTGTTGGGTAAAGATTCTTTACCGTCTGAGGTAAACTTTTTTGACCCCTTAGGTAAACTTTCTTTACCAACGGTAAAGTGGTCATCAGCAATGCCAAAACTTCTATAGTCATCAATAGCATCTTTAAAAGTACCTGCACATCTAAGATGATTAGTTTTTTCATGTTTTTGTACTAATCCTTTTAAGATAAGACCCTTGATAATGTTTAAAATAGATTGCTTTGACAAGTCTAAATCATCTGCCATAGTTTCTCTACTCATGTAACACCAATGAGAATCGTTGTTTTGCATACGCAGTATAGTGTCTAATACACAATACTCGTTACAAGATAAATGAAAAGCCTTCCTTACTGGATGGATAATCGTTGTATAAAATTGAGCCATAAAAATAAAAAAAGGGCTTCAGACTCACAGGTAATGCGACTACCTGTTTATCCTCCACCCAATAAATTCTTTGTTGTATTGTCGCATAATACATTACAAATATACTATTTATCCTTTACTATCCTGAAAATCACATCTCTTTCATTGTGCTTAAATCTACGCTTCAGTAACGGATTAAGTGACTTCTTTATTGCGTCTTGTGTGATCCTAGTATTCCTTGCTGCATGAGCTAAAGATTTAAACAATACTTCACTTTTGTCATCAACATAAATCATCCTCACTGGTACCGAGTTCTCTAATCCTGCAATCTCCATCATATATTCTTGAATTTATTAATTATTGTTAATGTTACAAATAGCAATATTGCTAGTGGTATAGATATTACTACAAACTTTACAAGTTCGTATGTAAATATGAATTTTTGTTTCATTTGTTTATAAGTTTATAGAATAGGTTTTTACCTAGTTCCCAAAGTGCTATAATTAAAATGATTGTCATAAGATTAAAATAACCACCCCAAGTTCCCTAATTACTATTTTGGTTTAAAATATTTAATATCTTGAGGTGGTCAAAGTTTTTATTTCTTTAAGTTAATCTTAAAGGTTGTAGTGCTAATTCTAGGTGCTGGGTGTACCATTTCGCCTGATTCAGGATCAACCATAGAGGTTGGTAGTGTTCTAAGCATCTTTTCCCTTTCCTTTAAAGCAAATTTTAATGACTCAATCTCTTCATTCATTTTGCTCCAAGTATAGTCTTGGTCATAGATATACTTAACACCTGATTCAAACTTAGCCATTTCGCTTCCTAAGACCTCAGCCTTGCCTCCAGGATACTTACTAAGCTCATCTAATACTAACTCTTTTAAATCGGCTCTAATGCCTTCTAAAAGCTGTACTACAGCCTCAGACTTAACGAGTAGCTCTAATGGTGACTCACCAGTTTGTGTAAAGTGGTCTACTATCTGCGACTTGATTAACTCAATAGCAAATTTGTTAGGCTCAATAGAAGCAAGTTCTACTTTGGGTAATAATGTTAAATTCATTTTGTTAATTTTAAATTTGAATATAAATTGGGGTGTTGTCACCCATATATGCACTAAAAACATTAAATTCTAAATATTCAGTTGCTATATTTTTTGACATTTTATCTTTATTCATTAATGTCTTTACCATTTTATCAATATTATAAATAAGCTTCATACTATTAGGTTCAAAACCAATTACGCAATCATCAAAACCATCAGCTTTTAAAAATTGATCTTCTGGAAACAAATCTAATATTTCATTTAGTGTCATATTTAATTTATTTTATATTTTCTTTTTTCATTTTTAATACCTTCATTAATGTTTCATCAGCATCAAATGTTTGCTTATATGTATAATAAACATCAGTCAACTGCTTAACCTTAGTGCATTGTGCTATTTCCATCATGATCTCTTCTCTTGTAGGCTCGTCTTGTACGATTTCAGCTACAACTGTTTGTACTGGCTTAGAGGTTTTTTTTGGCTCTTCATGTACGAAATCCATCTCCTCAGCAGGTGTCGCCTCGAATCCAGCCGCTTTCATTAACCAAGCTAACTGATTACGAAAAGCTTTACCAACTGCTCTAGTTTGTGCCATAGATAAGATAGCATACTCATCAAAGAATTTTTTGCTACCCTCTTTGTTTGAGCATATTGCTATACCTACTGACACTAGCTTATTGTCTTGGTACGATCTAACTTCGCAAGTAGCCATGTACTTAATCTCTTTTTCACTAGATAAGTCTTGTATACTTGTAATGATAGGGAATAAGCCTAAAGAAGCTCCAGCCATCTGCCAGGCTTCTACGTTACAATAGTCCTTACCTTTAATGTTAGATACTAAGTGTGCATCCTTTACAAAGCGTTTAAGCTCGTTA